TACGTACTAGCTCACGTGCGTCTTCAATATTAGATGCAACAGTTGCAATACCTAAACCTTCTTGTTCTTGGAAGTTTTTCATTCCTTCAGCTATACGTCTATCTGCCTCTTCTTGGGTAAGACCTTTACCTACTCTTCTTTGTATGTTTGGGATATAATTTTCATAAAAACCTAAAATATATTTTGCTTCTGCCTCAATTACCTGTTGAAACTTTTCATCTTCCTCAATACGATCATACTCAGCATCAAGCAATGTAGTTAAACGATCTTCAAACGTTAATTCAGCAGTAGGTTCTGTGGCTTCAAGGTCATCTGTGACGACAGGTTCAGTAACACCTGCAGGAACTTCAGGTGGCAGGAGTTCTTCAATGCTTTCATCTAAGTATTCTTCACTAACTGGAACATCAGGATCAGCAATATTAAGTAGTTCTTCTTGTAGATTTACTGTTGCTCCACCCTCTGTGGTAGTACGTATGAACTCTTCAGCATCATCAAAGGTAGTAGTGCCTACAGGTTCTAGCTTTGTTTCTATGACTTCTTCTTCACTAACTTCAGCTACAGCAGTACCACCAGAAATATCTTCAATATTTAATGTAGGCAAACTACTAGTGTCTCCTTCTCGTGTAAGAAAAGGATTAACTTGTTGTGTTTCACGTTTTGCACCTAGTGTAGGTTCTGTCTTTTCACGAGAAAAGAAAGGATTTATATCAGCCATACTGTGCCTTTAATCTGTTATATACTCACCTGCGTCATGGAAGTAATCATACAAAGTTCTATTTTGATATTGCACTGTTGCTACAGGTATGCCTGTGTAAACTTTAATACGAGTAGTCATTACCCCATTTACTTTTTGTTTTACTAAAACAACATCACCTGCTTTGTAGGCACCACGATTAGCCTTTTGTATCTCAGAAAGAAATGGCTGTGTTTGCATTTCACCAGATTCTGATTTAGTAGTTTTAAAGTATCCATAGCTTGAAATGTCTTTAGCTTCACCTGCAGTACTGGCAACTCGTTGACCAAATCTATCTAGTGCAGTAAAAGCAGAACTCTTTAATTGATTTGCTTGTGACATAAGGCGTTCATCTACAACTCCTTCAGCAACATTAGCAATGTTTGCAATGTCTGCTGCAGCATTTAATTTAGCAATAGCTGCTGGTCCCTCACGGCCTTGTAACTTACTTGTAATATTACCGTCCATATCCACACTAAACTCTTGATCCTGTCTAGCAAGAGCAAGTGAGTCACGTATAACACGGGAACGTGAGTCCTCGTTAAACCAAGATACTTCTTCTTTTACTTCAGGATTAGCCTCATTAATTTTAGTTTGCCACTCTTTCAGTACGCCTTCTAGTCGTGTTACCTCTGCCGCATTGCCATCTGCTTTAGCTGCCTGTAACAAACTAAATGTACCTGCGTGACCTGCTTCAAGACTACTATATTCTTTTGGTTTCTCTGGTTTTTTAACTTCACCAAGAACACTTGTCATTATGTCAGTGTCAATACGGAAAGGTTCAGTAGTATCATATGTACGTTCTTGTCCAAGGCTTGCCGCCATAGCTGCTTCATTACGAGGATCATTTTGATCTTCACTAAACATACTACTGTCTAGCATTGCATCAGGATCAATGCCCCGTGTCTTTGCAGCTACCGCATAGTCAACGTACTGATTAACTGCTGCTGCACCACCCTTCATAATCCAAGCAGCTTTAGCATCAGAAAACCCCATTGCTTTAAGTAAACCTGCTTGTTCTTCTTTTGACTTACGATCTGCCCTGCGTTCAGCAGAACGTGCCAACCGCATACGTGTAGCTTCTTCTTCAGCAAGCATATCAAATTTAAAATTACGTTCTTCTAAATCTTCAATGCCTTTGACCACACCAGTAGATAGCCCACCTATAAATGCTCCAAAATTAAACGCCATCTTGCATTCTCCGTGACATTAATCCACCACTAGGTGGTCCCATTTCCTGCTCTTCAGTCTGAACATCTTCATCTACTACAGGTTCTTCGGCAGGTTCACCTACTGCCTGACGAGCTTTACTAATAGCAAGGCCAATAGCTGAATCAGATGGCTTACTTGAGTCTTCAGTTTTACCTGACCCCATAGTGTATTCAATGTCGGACTCTTCTGCTAAGTACGCCATTGTTTCAATCAACACAGGCATAATCAAAATGCCTACATCAATAGTGTGCTTACCTTCCATAACACCTGCACTTTGTAATGCATTAGCAATAGTAGTAAGAGGTATTCCTGTTTCCATTACGTCAAACAAATCATCTAGCATATCAGGATCAGTAAGGCGTGGTATATAATACTCAAGTGCTTCCTCTACAGTGTTATACTGTGGGGGTTTTTGCCAAGGTCTATTACCAAGTTCTGCTGTTAATGATTGCCCAGGAATAGGAGCATCAATCATAGGTTTTGGAGTATCAACCATTTTTTAGTTCCATTCTTGCTTTACGTATTTGAGCAACATAGCTTGCGACACGTTGAGTAGGGTCTTGGTCTACAGGTGCAGCTTGTTGTTTGACATTACGAGCTAACAAACCACCTTTATTATTAGTTTGTGTTGGTTGTTCTTTTGGCAACTTTAAATTATTCATTGCCATAAATCCCATATTATAATCTGCCATTAATCTACTGCCTCCTCTACTACTGGTGTTATTACGTCACCAAGCGCACTACCCAAAATTGTTCCACCTAGTGTGCCTGTAAGTGGTGCTGTAAGAAGTTTACCAATCAGCCCACCAAAACCTGAACTTGACTCTGCATCTGATTTATATTTCATAGCATCAAACTGTGCATCTGCTTGTAATTGTACCATAGCCAAATCATTAACTCGTTTACGTTCATTTTCTGCAGATGTCCATGCCCATTCCATATTATCTCCATAGTATTGCCACAGATTATTGTATGCAGTAGCAGACAGACCTAACAATGCTTGAGCATTTATTTCATTAGAACGATTAACTGCTGCAGTATCTGCAGTTGCAATCTCTCTACGCCATTGCGCATTTGACTGATCAATGATCAAGGTATTCTGCGCATTAAACTGATCACGTTGATTGTTAATCTCTGCGTTAAATCGTTCAATTGTGTTTGCTTGACCCGCATTAAATTGTCCTTGGGCATTTGCTTGTGACGCATTAAACTGAGCAACCTGTGACTGAAGACTTGTAAAGAATTGATCAACTTGATTTTGAGAAGTTGCATTAAATTGTTGTGCAGCATTAAGTGCTGCTTGATCAGTAAACAAAGATTGCACACGTTGCTGTACTTTAAACATTTCCATTTGTTGTTGGTTAGAGAGATTAGATAAATCTGTCTGTAAGAAATTCTGTGCGTTTTGTACTGCAGCTTGTTGTCTATTATTTAAGTTAGACAAATCCATGTTTGCCAGTGCGGATGCTTCAGCAATAACCATAGCTTGACGGTTAGATAGATTGTTTAACTCCATTGTATTTGCAATACGAGAGTTTTCTAGTGCTATCTGTTGCTCTGCAGTGAAGTTCATATTTGCAACATCACTAATCTTAGCAGCATTAGCTACACGAGATTGGAACTCTTGGTCAAACTCCTGTCCCAAAAACTGTGCACGTTGTTGGGCTGCAAGTATAGCACGTTGCTGACGATTTGACAAGTTCTGTGATTCAAATTGCGCCTGTGTTTGTGCATCCATTTGTGCAATAGGTAGTGCAGCTTCCATAGCTGCTTGAATAACAGCTTGACCTGCCATGCTAGAAGCACCTAGTCCACGAGCAGACATCTCTGCCATTGCTTTACGCATAGAACCAGCAGCCCATGCAGGTGTTTCACCACCTTCAAACTGAGCCATAAGACCTTCTAGTTGCCCTGCTACAGTAGCCTTAGTGCTTGGCTCTGCAGTTGCAGCTTCAATTTGTTCATTAAACTCTGCTGCTTTTTGTGCATTAGCTGCACCAGAGATAAGTTCACCCTCTTGTATTTCTCGTTGTACTGGATTTGTCATTTCAATACCAGTACCTTGAGCAGCTTTTAGATCACTTACAGCACTTGTTGTTTGCTGTGCCGCATCAATCATAGGGGCTTGTGTTAACTGTGCTGCACTTGCCTGATCAAGTGTACCAGACACTGCACCTGTAGCTTCTACAGGTGACATTAAAGATGCTTGGCCTGTCAACGGCATCATTGCTTGTTCAGTTGTAGCTAATGTAGTGGGTACATTTGTTGCTTGACCAACTTGTCCAGAGTAAGGACTTACAAGTTGTCCCGAAGTTAACTGTGTTCCAGTTGGAACTACTGTAGCACCTTCAGGTAAAGTAGGACTTAATGCTAACTGTTCTTGTGTTTCAAGAATATCTTTACCTTCCATTACATCTGTACGAACGGTATTACCTTCTGCATCTACACTGTAAGATGCTTGCTGTGGAATATACTGTTGTCCAAGTGTACGTGGATCATACTGAGTTAAGTCTACTACTTGCTGTTCGGGCATAGTACTAGCAGTTGTATTTGTCTGTGTTGGCGTTTCTTGTTGTGTAGCTGGACCACCAAAAGAAACATTACCAAATGCATCCATGTTATAACCTTGTGCCTTTAACCGTTCTTCAAACGTTGCAGGATCATTTTGTCGTTGTTGTGGCATTTGTTGTTGGTAGTAAGATAAAAAGTTAGGATCACTAGCTAAACCAGTTTCAAAGCCCCCAGGTGCATACTTCTTAACCATTCCACCTTGTGCCATTTGACGAGCACGAGTAGTGTAGTTATCCATCTTTTCTTTTTTATCTGGATTGTCATTCAAGTACTGATCAAAGCCACCCATGTCACCTGAGTAACCAAGGTTCTGTGCAATACGTTGCATTGCTTCAGGTTTAAATCCACCAAACTTATCCCCTGATGCAGTAGGTACGGGTGGAACAATACCACCACTTGCCATAGGAGTAGGTTGTTGATATGCAAATACTGGATTATTCATTCTAGGTCTGTATCCTGTTACGGGTGTTACACTTGGTGGATTAACCTGTGGAGTTTGTGGTGTTTGTAATCCCTGTGGCTGTGCGCTTACTGGATAAAACCCTGATGGAATAGGGGTTTGTGGAACACCATTTACAAATGTAATACTAGTAGTCATACCAGAAGCATTTCTAAAGTTACGTACTTCATATTGTTGAGGTTGAGAAATGCTAGGAGTTTGTATTGTAGGTAACTGGGTAGTGGGCATTTCAGTTGGGCTATAACCTGCAAACTGAGTCGTAGGTTTTGTAAATGTGCCTGTTAAAGGAGCAAATCCACCCGAAGTACCAGAAGGTTGTTGTCCAAAAGGTGTTGGGCTGTACCCTGCAGGAAGTGTGTACGGAGTACTGTTTGGTAAGGTTACCTGTGGAGTAGTCGTATCTGTTCCTGTGTCTGCAGGTTGTTCTGTAGCTTCAATATCATCTTTAGCAGGTTCAGTTACAAGGGTAGTATCTGTACCTGTAGTAATTTCTGCAGGTTTCCCTTCTACATTTATAGAATACCAATCGTTATAGCCTAAAGTACTTTGTGTAATTGTAGGAACAAAAGTAGTTAAATCAGGTAATATAGGTTGATACCAGTTTTTACCTGTAACATCTATACCCTGCTCTTGTGCCGCTGTACCCCAAGAACTGTAAATGTTTTGTAGTGTTTGTTGTGTTTTTTGTAGCTCTGACTTAATAAAGGAGTTAAACTGTGCATCGTTTTGAAATCCTTTAGTTTGCATTATGTATTGTTTTTCATTAGAACTAAATGATGTTTGCGCCCTCTCAACGGCATACATTGCCATGTTAAGTTTATTTGACTCATTACGGTAAGCATCACGTATTTCTTCTTCTGTACCTTCAGCTACTACTGCACCATTAGGGGCTACAAGTTTAGAGTTACCTTGCTTATCTTGTAGTTTTACGTAAGAGCCTTGCCCTATACGAATATTTTTATTAATAACAAAACTGTTATATTGATCATCCGTATCAAAATCTTCACGAGTACGGGCATCTGTAATAGCTTCGTTATATAACTTAGCAGAACTACGTCTACGTTCAGCTTCTAGTACACCTTCACGACCAGCACCTGTGTAACTAATAGTACCATCAGCATACTTAACACCAAAAGATTCAACAATGTTTTTACCATTAGCATCTTTAGCAATAGAGCCATCTTCGTTTAGTTGAAACTCAACGTGCATCATTGGCACTTCACGCAACATTTCAGGAGGCACTTCTTTTACGGGATTTTCTTTATACTCATTTAATACTTCTGTAGTACCATCCGCATAAGTAACCTTACCTAAACGTTTACCATAGGCATCTGAAGCAGATTTAAGGAGATTTTCAACACTGTCACCGCTAATAGTATGTCCTGTGCCAATGGTAACAGTACCATTTGCATTTACCTTAACGTTTAATTCGCCTTGTTCCATCATGATGTTTATTCCTTATTTACCCATTGTCATCCACACCGCCCCTGCTATAAAGGTCAGGATACCAACGGTAGATAATTTTACTATAGTAGACCAGATAGATTTACGAGTGTCACGCCATGCTTCCAACAAGCTACGCATCTCTGTAATATCTCTTTGTGCATCATCGTCTAACAAACCAATAGAACGTAATGCTTCTTTAGCCCCACGTTTAGCTGCACGGTCTAACATTTCTTCTAATTCTTCTGGGGAAAGATTCACTTCACTCATATTGTAACTCTTACTCTATACGTTGTCAAGGCTTTGTAGGCCAGTCATCATCAGATAAGTTAGGCCAGTTAGCATGTGAAGTAATATCACGTAGAGCCTGACGATATGTAGTCATCTCAGCAGAAAGTGTCATATCAGATAGTGCTAGATAATCTGTCTCAGCTAGTAGTTCGTTGCGTTTACCACGGTTTGTCTCAGCAGTAGCTGCATTATTAGCTGCAATTTCATCCGCTGTTAGGTCAACCACAGTGCGTGTCAGCACCCAGTCATTGCCATAGATAGGCGTACCCACCAGATCAGTGTTGACCTCATTTGTGATTGGATCAGTCGCATCTTCTTCTGTCATCAGGCGCACAACATTGCGTGTTGGTGTTGTGGCAGTTGTGACCTTCTGTGTCAGCGGGTCATAGTCTGGCATTGCTTCTGTTGTGACAGGGCGCATACCATATCGACGCATGATCTCCAGTGGGATATTGCGTGGGAATGATACGTTTGGATTGTCACGGCGTAGCTGGCCCGTTGAATACGGATACTTGGCTACTGCCCCGTTTGTGATCTTAACGTAAGACATTGTGGTTTTCTCCTTTAGTCTTCTGCTTTAATGGCTATGTAGATGTAGTCTCTTCCACCTATTCCGAAATTCCCACTTGCATCAAAACCTGTTGAATTAAAGACTATGTCAGGGCTAGAATCCGTAAATTCTTGCCCGCTAGAGTCTGCAAGTAAGTATGCCCCAGCACCTCTTTCATTGTCATACATATGCCAATTCATAGTGTTGTTGGAGTTTTTTACAATTATAAACTGTGGCTGCCAACCAAGGTCTACGTTTACTGTTGCATCGTTTCCGCTAAAACTACCACACTGAATTAGGTCTTCATTGTGGGCGAATAAGTAGGCAACGTAGGTAAAGCCACTACCATTAACATTACCGACTGAGCCAACTGTAAAAACGGAACTGGTTGGGGCGGTATTATTCCAAGCGTCCGCTTCAGTTGCCGCTGCTGCTGTACTATTTAAGTTTAACTTATACTGCTCAGGATTTGTCCCATTATTTGAGCCTCTGTGATATACATACCAATCTCGTGCGTTAGATGTGCATTTTACAATAATACACCCAGGCACACTGCCAAGGTTATGGCTAATGGTTTGAGCAGAACCAGTCCCAGTATAAGTCACCACATCAAAGAACTTAGGGGCTTTGCGGAATGTCCAAGAAACGTAGTTTTGCCCACTTTCATTAACGTCACCAGATGTTGTAGATGATATATCAAATCCTGTTGAACTATGGCTTACAGAGTAAGATGTACCGTAATAAGCCAAAGTTGTGTTGCTCAATAATGCAGTATTATTTGCACTCCTGTCACTGCCAAACAAAAAGTGTGATGATGTTCCAGAGCGTTTTTTAATCCAAAGCAACCCACCCTCACCAGCAAGATCAATACCATTAGTAATTGTTTGGCTGGAGCTATTCCCATCATACAAATAAGTGCTGAACACATCCGCTACGGCAACACCCCCAGCACCACTACCCAAGCCCATCATCATTGCTAAGTTGCTCATGCTACTGCATCTCCTGCTTGCTTGGCGTAATACGTTGTGC